TACAGTAGCTGAATTGACATCTACTGGATTGAATCTTATTGGTACTATCACTTCTGATGGATCAACTACTGATGGTGATGCTACACTTAAGGGTGGTACTGGTGATCTTGTTTGGGATAAGTCAGACAATTGTTTATATTTTAATGCTGGTACTACTATAAAGGATGCTGCTGGCGATAAAGGAACATTAGGACAGGTATTAGGTGCTAATGGATCTGCTGGTCTTGATTGGTTAGATTTTAACTTAGATAATCTTGCCAATGTTAATATTACATCTCTACAAGATACACAAACTATTAAATGGAATGCTGCTACTAATAAGTGGGTAAATGCTTCTAGTGCAGGTGGTAGTGGATCAGGTATAGCATTAACAGATATTTCTGTAGGTGCTAATGGTACTGCTTCAGGTGGTGGTGGACTTTCATACAATGATATAACTGGTGTATTCACATTCAGTCCAGCAGTTGTAGGTTCCTTCATAACATTATCAGATCTTTCTGTAGGTACAGAAGGTGCTGCTTCTGGAGATGGTGGTATATCCTATGATGATAGTTCAGGTGTACTAACATACTCACCTCCAGATCTATCTGGTTATCTAACTGGATATACTGAGACAGCAGATCTTCAGGATGTTACAACCAATGGAGCAACAACGAATGTTGCAACAACTATCTTTACTGGTGGTAGCGGTGCTGCTCGTTTAGATGTACAAAATGCTGGAGCTTATGCTATCAGTTTAAATGCTTCTTCTGGTGTTGGAATCAATACTGCTGATGGTGTTGGACTTTATATTGGTAATACTTCCACTAATGTATGGAGAGCAAAGATTGAAGGATCTACTGGTGATATAACTGGTAACAAATTTGTTAAGACAGGTGGAACATCATCTCAATTCTTAAAGGCAGATGGTACTGTTGATACCAGTACATATCTAACTTCAATAGACATTACTTCTGAGAACCTCAACGATCTTGCTGACGTTAATGCTGGATCTCCTACAGACGGACATGTACTGAAATGGGATAATGGTACATCTAAATGGATTTCTGCTCCTGATGGTGGTGGTGGATCAACTGGAAGTAACACATATGTTACATACTTAAATGGACAACCTAGATGGTCTGAACAAACAGCAGCAAATAGTTATAATGAATCTATAAGTTATCAGACTGCTTCTAATAGTGGACCTGGTGGAATTGATTTATGGTCTTTATGTGATGGTGATGATGACACATATGTGAACATGGGATCTGGTCATGCTGACATGAGCATACTATGGTTATCACAAGCTGACTTGACAGACGTAATTAAAATTACAGTTGGATATGATGGTGATGGTTGGATAGGAATGGGTGGTTCTAGTGGTAACCCTGCTAGTTTAGACAAGGTTGGTGGTGGTACATATGGTGCTAATGGACTTACAGGTTCACCTACAGAAATTATATTGTGGGATTCATCTTCACCAGCATTTAGTGGTCAATTAGAATATCTAAACTTCGTTGAATATTCGGATGCAAATGGTACTGCTCCTGGTGGTGCTATTAAAGGTGCATCATCAAGATGTCATGTTTATTATTTCAAGGTTACAAGATCAACTGATAATGTTTTAACTGAAATTACATATATTGCTCCAATTTCAGGTGGTATTGAACTAACAGATCTTTCTGTTACTAGTAATGCTGCTGGTACTGCTGCATTATCATATAATGGTGGCACTGGTGTATTCTCATACACTCCTCCTGATCTTTCTGCTGTAAGTACAGATCTAACAGCATTTTCTGTTGGTGCTAACGGAACTGCAAGTGCTAATGGTGGACTTGCATATAATAATTTAACTGGTGTATTCACATACAGTCCACAAGATCTCAGTACTTACCTAACTGGTCTCTCTATGGGAGAACTTGATGATGTAACTATAACAGGATCACCAGCAATTAATTCAGTATTGAAATGGAGTGGTACAGCTTGGATAAATGGAACTGTTGCATCAGGTGGTCTTGATAATGTTGTAGAAGATACTTCTCCACAGTTAGGTGGTAATTTAGATTGTCAATCTGCAAATGTAGATTTCTATACTGGTGGTGCTTGTTTCGGTGGAGACAGTGGATCATATGCACCTAGATTGTATATTAGTCACACTGTAGCATCTGGCGGCACATCATTTATAGATGATGCTAGTGCCAATGGTTTAAACATTCTGTATGGTAGTGGTGCTAATGGTAAGGTTGTAGTTAAAAACAGATCAGGAAGTACTCAATTAACTATTGATGATGATGGTGTCAAACCTGCATCAAAACTAGACTTGTCTAGTTCTACTATCAATGATGGTACTAATACAGGTACATCTGGTCAGGTTCTAACTTCTACAGTAACAGGTGTAGCATGGTCAACTGCTCTAACATTAAGTTCACTTTCTGTAGGTAGTGAAGGAACAGCATCTGGTGATGGTTCTATTTCATATAATAATACAAACGGTGTATTCACATATACTCCACCAGATTTAAGTGATTTCTTAGATAGTAATACAGTTCTTGCAGATCTAAATGATGTTGTTATTACTGGTTCCCCTTCTGCTGGTCAGGTAATCAAATGGGATCAATCTACTAGCAAGTGGACTAACCAAGCAGATGCTAGTGGTGCTGGTGCTGGTGGAAATGATACAGAAGTTCAATTTAATGATAATGATGCTTTAGCAGGTGATTCTAAGTTTACATGGGATAAGGCAGCTGATCAGTTGGTGGTAAATGGACAAATAATAATGCCACGTGATAGTACTACAACTGGTACTGATGCTCATATTATAATTGGACAAGATGGTGACTGGGAAGCATTCCATAATGGATCTTCTACTTGTCTAAGGAACCAAACAGGAACCTATGCTATACAAAATGCTGTTGCTGGAGGAGAATTACATCTTCAAGCATATGGACACATAAAGATGGCAGACATGACTGGAACCAATTATGTCTTCTGTAATGATGGTGCTGGTGTTGATTTATTCCATGCAGGAACGTGGAAATTAAAAACACATGCCGATGGAATAGAGATTAATGGTGTAATAAAAGATGCTCAAGGTGATAAAGGTAGTGCTGGTCAGGTACTTTCAAGTACTGGTAGTGCATTAAATTGGGTTACTCCATCTACTGATATCAGTAGTAAGGTTATTGGAGATCTTCAAGATGTAACTATATCAGGATCACCTTCAACTAATCAGTTCTTAAGATGGAATGGTTCAAAGTGGACTAATCAAACAGTTACTGTTGGTAGTGGAACTGTTACTCAGGTTACAGGTGGTACAGGATTAACTGGTACTATAACAACTTCAGGATCATTAAGTCTATCTTCTGGTGTAGTTTCATCAGGATCATATGCATCACCAACAAATGTAACTGTTGATACTTATGGTAGAGTAACCAGTATTACTGCTGGATCTGGTGGTAGTGGTTCAGCAGGTGTGTACAGAGTTCATCAATCTGCATCATCTGGTTCACTGTCCATTAACAGTAATGCTAATGGTTGGTTAGTTATTGTCGTTGGAGGAGGTGGAGGAGCAGGTGTTGCTCTAGGAACTTCAACTCAAGGTGTTGCCACTGGTGGTGGCGGTGGTGGCGGTGCAGTCATGTGGTTCTATAGTAAATCAGAAATGGGTACTGGAACAATGAGTTGGAGTATCGGTTCTGCTGGATCTAGTCCTGCATCTGGTATAAGTAATGGTGGTAATGGAGGTGGTAGTACCTTCAGTCCAGGATCAGGAGGAACTGGTCCTTCCCTATCTGCTCAAGGTGGTAATGGTAGTATCTTCCATGGAATAAGCACTGTCTGTGGTGATGGTGGTGGTCCAGGTAATGGTACTTGGGTTACATATGATGGTGACACTACTGCTGTTATGCGTGGTATGGATGGATCCAATGGTCATGCTGTAGAGGGCAGTAGCACTTGTAAAGGTGGAAGACCTGGATTCCCAGTATCTCCTGCATCAGGTGGTTCTAACTGGGGTCGTGGTGCTTCTGGTGCTGCTAGTAACAATAGTAACTGGGCTCAGGGTGGCACTGCCATAGATGGTATATGTACAATTTACGAATTCTAAAATGATTAACGATTTAACAGATCCTAATGCAAAACGATATGCATTAATTGAAGGTGGGAAGGTAGTCAACATAGTCAAAGCACCTGTTGACTGGCCTGCTCCTGCTGGTCAGACTAAAGTAGAAGTAGAACAACATGCCCTTGTTGATATTGGTGATGAGCATGATGGTACTAATTTCACAACTCAAAAATTAGTTAGAGTTCTAACTGATGAAGAGAAGTTTGCTAATCTAAGAGCACAAAGAAATGCATTGTTGAACACAACTGATTGGACACAGAATGCTGATGTACCAGATGCAGTAAAAACAAACTACCAAACTTATCGTCAAGAATTAAGAGATCTCCCTTCCAATGTTGATATATCAACTACAACTACTGGACTTACTGATGTGACATGGCCCACAAAGCCAACATAAATAATATTTTAATGATTTGTTATGGAAGCAAGTAAAATACGAGGAGAACTCACAAGACAACTGGGTGAGACAGAAACTAAAATCACCACACAGGAAAAGAGTCTGACTGAGTTGAAAGAATATAGGATTAAAATTATTGGTGGATTAGAGACACTAGATCTTCTAGAATCTCCTGATCCAGATGAACTTGCGGCCAATGGTGGAAAACCACTACCGCCTAAAAAACCAACTAAATAAAGTAACTTCTAGAATCTAATGGCAGCGATACCTGTAAATATAGTCGTTGACCGTCATGCTAACTTCGACGTGACTTTCTTTATCACTAATAAAGATGGTACTTCACTTAACATGACAGGGTATACTGGTGAAGCTAGTTTTAAAACAAGCTATACCAGTTCTACCAGTGTGTCTGTACCTTTGGTGTTTGTTAACAGAACAGCAGGTGAGATTGGCATATCAATGAATGGTACAGAGACAGGTGCTTTAGATCGTAGAAGATATGTTTATGACATTCTCTTGACTGCTCCAACTGGATATAAGACAAGAGTTATTGAAGGATTAGTTGAAGTTAATCCTGGAGTATCATCCTAATGGCAGAGTATACCGTTAGAGTTGGATCTCAGCAACATAGTGTTGCTCTGAGAGAGAACCCTGCGTATAACTTGGATGTTAATTATCAAATTCCAACCAAGTCTACACAGTATACAAACCTAATACTTGATGATATATCAGGTGGATTTGATGGTACACAAGATACGTTCAGTCTTTCTGTTAACGGATCACCATATACACCAATAGATGAACAGCAATTATTGATCTCTATCAATGATGTAGTTCTTAAACCAAATACAGATTATATCGTTTCAAACGATCAAATCGTTTTTAGTACTCCACCTACTTCTGGACTTAGATTTTCTGGTGTTGCATTAGTAACCACAGCAGATCTAACTAGAACTCTCAACTTTGTTATCGATGCAGGATCATTCCCAATGGCAATAGGACCAAAGGGTGATATGGCAATTGATGTTACTGGTACTATCGAGTCGTGGATTCTAGTAGCAGACATCGCAGGTAATATTGAAATAGATATATTGAAGTGTGCTTACGATGATTATCCAAACTTCACTTCAATAACAGGTACAGAAACACCAAAGTTAGGTGTACTAAATACCTCTACAGAAATAAAATCGAAAGACGATAATCTTTCGACTTGGAACACCACAGTTAATGCTGGTGACATCTTCAGATTTAACGTAAACCATGTGCTGAACATCAGTAAGGCTAGCGTGGCACTGAGGATAAAACTATAAATACCTCGTGGTTATAAATAATCATACATAGCAACGTAATTAGGAAAGGTTAACCAATGGCACTCTTAGTAACCGACAACGGCGAAATTGATTCTCTAAGGAATCTGCTTAACTATTCTCAGAATATACCCAGAAACCTTATTCTGAAGCTGTTTACAACAGATACATATCCTGCTGAGAGTGATACTCCCTCGCAGACAAGATATTTCGAACCATACACCGATAACAACACTAACGGTTACGGTTCTGCACCTACTACAGGATATCCTCCAATCATCAATAATAGGACTGATCAGGATTATGCACAGCAATATGGTATCTTGCTGAACGGTAACCGTTGGGGAATCGAGACTGAACCAACTGCTGTTACCACAACTAATGGAGATGGTACATCTGGTACATACCTAGTTACGGTTGCTTCTAACACAGGTATTAAAAAAGGTGACTATGTTACTGGTGGTTCTGTCGGCACTGGTGCATACGTTGTTGACATTGATGGTACTACACTTAACTTAAGTGTTAAGAACACTGGTAACTTCACTGCACAACCATTGAGTTTTGGTAGAGGTCGTACAACCGCTTCTTATCCAGAGCAAACATTCACATTTGATGGTCCTGCTGGTAACGTATACGGTTATTTCCTTTCACGTGCTAACAACATGCCTACAACCATTCATGGTGTAGCTGATGCTGGTACTGCTGCTACTGGTACACAGATTTCTAAGTCTGGTGTTCGTGGTACTATCGGAAACAACTATATCACTCTTGCTGCTGTTGCTTCAACTACTGCTGCTACTGGTACTGCTGGTGAGTTCGAAGTTGTTGTTACATCTACAACTGGAATTGCTGTTGGACAGCGTGTTACAGGAACTAACGTTGCTCAGGGAGCACGTGTTACTGGAATCGTTGGTACTACAGTTTATGTAAGTAAGGCAAACGGTGGTGCTGTTAGTGGCGACTTGGTATTCCAAGCAAACGTTGCTGAGGATCTTGCTCTTGGAATGAGAGTTTCTCAGACAACTACACCTAACGGTATCGA